GATTGTTTTAATATTAATTCGGATTGTGTGGGGGTGGTAGAATGGCATGGAAATTGAATAATAAAGCATTTGAACATGCTAAAAAACTGATAAAAGATGGTAAAATATCAGATGAAAAATGGAGCAAACCAAACTTATCAGATTTCAAAGACATCGAAGAATATGCATTGTTCCATCTTGGGAAAGACCCAGAGGGGGATCCAAAACTGGCAGGATCATACGCTTATCCTTATGGCCGGGATGGCAAGGTCTATATTCAGGCTTTGAAGGCTATAAGGGCTTATTCCGCAGGGGCAAGAGGTGCTGAGAAGAACGATGAAATATACAAGGCTGCAGGCACCCTATTAGACCAAATAGCAGTGGCAACAGGTAAAGGGACTGATAAAAAAGAACTACAAAAGGAATTAGATGGAACGGTCAAGGAGAATGTGTACTTTGAGAGTGTCACAAAATATAATGAGGGAAAATTGCAGCGGATAGTTGAAGGGCCAGTGCTAATCCCAGGTTATAAGGATTGCGATTACCATAGGGGTGAAAAACCTTTAACAACCTCTGAAATCAATGATCTTATGCAAAGCTTCTATCAGTATCAGCTTTTCGATGTGAAACATGATGCCGTGCTGAAAGGTGATTTTTCAGAGAGTGTTGGGGAGCTGTTAGAATCATGGCAGCTTAAGGAGGACTGTAATGGCTATCCAAAGGGCACATGGATGATTTCAGCGAAAATAACGGATGATAAGACTTGGGAGCGGGTTAAGGCCGGTGAATTGGTTGGTTTCAGTGTTTCAGTGCTTCCAAGGAACCTTGCAGACAAAATCGTTGCAAAATCCTCTGATAGGCGATTACTATCATCTAAAAAGCTTATAAGTGACATAAACGATCCAGTGGTAGCTACAATAAGTTTAACTGATAAGCCTTGCGTTTATGATGCGAAAATCATCTCAATAAAGGAGGATAATATGGAAACTGAAGAAAACGTGCTAAAAAAAATATATGAAGTCCTAAAAGGCTATTTCAGCACAAAAGAAGATGCTGAAACAAAAACAGAACCCGAAAAGGCCCAAAAGGCTGAAAAACCCGAAACTAAAGGGGAAGAGGATGCTGAGAAAGTGCAAAATAATGTCTCAGTTCTCTATGAAACGCTAACAAAAACAATTGAAGAAACAACCAAAAAAATCGAAGAAATGAACGAAAGATTAGCAGAAATAGAAGCCGAGAAGAAAGCTGAGAAAGAGGAAACAAAAGAACAAAAACCGGCCAAACAAGAAACACAAAAACCAGAACCCAAAAAAGAGGAAACAAAAAAGACAGAACCCAAAAAGGCCGAAAAACCAAAGGAAACACCCAAGACTAAGGTTGAACGAAAGGCTATACCCCCTGATATGTCAACAGACGCACAACCAACCAACATTTACGAAATACTCGGCAGAGACGCCTTTGGCAGGGTAAAACGCTAACCAAAAACCTTTTTAAAAAAGATACGGTGGTGGTAATTATGGATATTGAAAAAGAGCTTGAAATGGCCCTGAAAGATATAACAACGGATGATTTGGGGCCAACGATCTTGAATCCGCAGCGGTATGCTGCATACGTGAAAGGTTTAATGAGGCCTGAATCTATACTATCAGATATTAGATTCCAAGCCATGGAATCGAATGTCGAATTGATAGACCGTGTTATAGCCCCTGAAAGGGTTTTAAAGAGGTTGTCTGAGGGTACGGCTGCAACAGGAAGCGATGTGACCTTTAAACAGATTTCTGTGACTGCAACACCCTTGATTGGGTATATTCCAATGTATGATCCGGCATTGCGTAGAAACCTTGAGCGCGGGGATTTCGCAAATACACTTGTTGACTTACTTGTGCAAGCTACCAGAAGGGACATAGAGGATTATGTGGTCTTTTCAAGGACCAAATCAAATGATGCCAGCGGGGACATCCTACTTTCCGGTGAAGGGTTCATTAGACAGGCTGTAATGGCGAACGGGGACGCCACAAGCGGTAATGTTGACACTAACATCTTGTACGGTGTTAACTCAGCTTCTGGTGAGGACCCTGATTTCGATACCCCGATCGATAAGGATAATATTGCAAAATTCCTTGACAAGATGATCGATGCTGTTCCTGAGGAGTACTTCATCAATCCTTCTGATTTTAAATTCTATGTTCCATTTGATGTTGCTGAGGCATACAGGGATTTCATGGGTGGCCGTGACACTGCTACCGGTGATATGGCCATTACAAGTGCCGAACTACCCCCATACAAGGGTATTCCAGTGAAATACGCACCAGTACTCAATCAACAGTTCCCAGACGATGGGGATGCTGTGTTAAACGCATTTGAAACGCCTATAATCCTTGCACAGCCAAATAACTTGATATTTGGCCTATTCCAAGAGATTAAGGTTGAACAAGACCGTGAAGCAAAAGCAGCCAGAACTGACTTTGTTGTACAAGTTGAACCCGCAGCTGGCATAGAAGTTCCAGAGGCTGTCGTAGTGGCCTTGCCAAATGCTAACAAGAACGCTGCTGATGATTTGTTCGCCACAACATGATAGTGGCGAGTATTTTTCTATTTTCCCGTTTTTAAGGGTGGTAGAAACCATATGATTGATGAGGATCTATTAAAAATTTTCACGGGGGTCAGTAAAGAGACATTCGAATTGGAAACGGATGAAGAATTAGATAATCTGCTAACAGAATTCATAGGGATGGCCAAATCCCTGATAGAGGACTATTGCAACCGTGATTTTGGGGATGACCCTCCAAGGGCTGTTAAAAATGTCTGTCTACGATTAGCTGCGAATATAGTTGTCCAGGCGGTTGCACGGCAGGATACAGATCTAACCAGGAGCGGAGAATATTCTACGAAAATAACTGATAGTAAGGTGTTTACACAGGATTTAAAGGATGATCTTCGCCCATACTTGAATAACATGATACAAATGCAGCCAATAACAAATACGGATGGAGAGGCCCAGTAAATGGTGCAAATAAAGATTAACATCAAGGATTTGGAAAAACTAAAGCAATTACTTGCAGAAAAATTCGAGGAATTTCTTAGGCAAGGGACTGAAAAAGCAGTACGATTCTACGAACAACAATTAATAGGTTATACGCCGGCGAGAAGCGGTGCTGGGGGTGGGGGGCACCTCAGATCCAGTATAGCCTTCAAAAAAATCGGAGAACTAACATACAGAGCCACACCAAAATACTACTTCGAATTTCTTGACCAAGGAACCGGGGTTCACGGACCACGCAGGGATTATATCAGGCCTAAACGGGCCAAGGTGCTGGCATGGACCCTAACAGGCGAGCCTTGCAGCAAAGGGGTGAAATGCATATTCGCAAGAAAAGTTTCAGGTATAAAACCCTTCAAAATGAGTGAAAAGGCCGAACGGGACCTCAGAGCCGATGCTGATAGGATATACCAGCTTGTAGCCTCCCGAATCTTCAAATGAGATGGTGGTAGATGATGGAAGAGGTATACGATGTTGTGGAGAACATTATAAGCAAAATGAAAGATCTGCTGGAGAAATCAGAGGATATTGGGGTTTCACATGTTTATGTCGGGCCTTTGATTTCTTCGAAGCTCAGGGGCCTGCCCGCGCTTTGGATAATCCCTGACACTCTTTCTTTTGAGTCTGAGGAAATGCACATGGACCTATACAGGTATAATGTCACAATATTGTCACTAAACAAGCCTAAAACAATATTGAAATCTCCGATTACGGGTGCTAAGCAAGTCTCAGAGGCATTCAAGGTTATACGGGCTGGTTTCAGGGAAGATGCGAGTACGAGGGCTTATGTCCAGAATATCAGATTGCAAAAACTTGATTATATTGGGGAAAACATTGAAAACATGAACCTTTTCATCACATCCTGCCAAATAAGCTTTCTTATAAGGGTAAAACCCTAAAAACGGGAGAATAAACTTTTGTAGAGGTGATATGAAATGACTGAAAGGAAAGTGGGAATAAAAAGAGAGGCGACATTTGGAACTGCCGAATCAACGATTTCATTCTATTCAGAACTATCCAGCTTCAACCCAAAAATTGAAGGAGAAAACCTTACACGTGAAACACTATCGGCACGAGCCCCAAAAATAGTCAGACCCGGCGAATACAGTGTTAGTATTGATTTTGAGGGTTTCTCAGACCTTGAGAGGATAGGGCATTTCTTATACGGTGTTTCCGACAATTACAAATTCACAGGGGGTTCCACGGGTCAGCCAAACACACATGAATTCTATGGGGGTGTTGGGAGGCTGTTACCCAGTTTCACAATATTTGCAGCGTATGATGAATTTATGAGGAAATATTCAGGGGCCATAATAAATAACCTGAAGTTTGACATGAAAAAGGAGCTTATCACTTTTTCAGGGAAAGCTATTGCGAAAACGGCTTCTGAGATCACAACGATGCCAACGGAGCCAACAGCCCCACAAAATTTCAAGGATACCCCGTTAGCCTTCTACGAGGTTGGTGTTAAGATAAACAATAAAGATTTGCCGGCCCCAACCCAAAACTTGACCATAGAGATTGAGAATGAGATAAAGAAGGATTTGGCTTTTGGTTTGGGGTCAAGGTTCATGCAGATCCAGCCTCCCGCGCAATCAAGGACCGTAACGATGGAATTGGATACAGCAGTTCTAAATGATGACTGGAATGATTTCATAAAGCTTGCGGAGTTCGGTTCTTCAAGTGCAACAACCCCTGAGTATAGCGTTGGGGAAATACCAGTCTCTGTGACCATAAATCCAATGGATAACAGTTCTAATGAGTTGACAATGACTTTGCCGGCCGCTACGATCGAAGTTGATTATGGTATTAAAAGCACGGATGTCATTGACTTGAAATTTAAGTTTGTGGGGTTGCAGAAGGGAACGGTGACCTTAACGGATAATACACAAGTCACAACTGATTATTATGTGAAATTGAAGAATCATATGTCCGATATTAGCAGTTCATAAAGGAGGTGTGAACTTTGCCTTTAAAGAGCATTCTTGCTAAGAAGCCCGGTGCAGCTAAGACGGACCTTGTGAAGAATTATAAGGCCCTCAAAGATGAGAGCAAGGTCTATGAGTTCGAAGGGGTCTTTGTAAAAGGGTATAAATCATTTTGGATATGGATAGTGAATATATTGAAGGCTGTTGCAGACCTTGAGACGACTGTCAGTTCCTTGGATGTTAGTGAGATACAAGATGCTTTAGATGAGATAAACACAACCCTTGCAAGCATACAATCGACATTGGACGATCATGAGACCCGTATTTCTGCATTGGAGAACCCAGAACCCCCATAATGGTGGGATAATCTTTTAAATTTTTTATTTAAATTTTCCATGAAAAAAGAGGTTTGGAGGCGTTAAATTTGACCATACTAAATAAAGAAAGCATATTGAAAGGATCCGAGAATATACAGACAGTTTTTATCGAATCCCTTGATGGAGAAATAAAATTAAGGCCATTGACAAGTGCTGAATGGCAGGAAATCACAACAGAAGAACAAAAAGCAATAGGTGAAGTGAAGCTCAAAGTGGGTAGTTTGAACCGAACGGATGGGACTATGAGCATAGATTTGGCGAAACAAACAATAGCAACCTTCCGTGCGAAGGTGAAGGCTGTTGCGAAGGCCATGAGCGTGGACGGTGTCGAATGGGCTGAGGAAGAGGTAGAGAAGCTTCTACCGGGTGTCGTTGATGAAATATTTGAGACTGTGAGGGAAATAAGCGGTATAACGATTGAGGAAGCTGAATTGGATAGCTTTCGTGAATAGTGATGAAGGCAAAGCAATAATAATCCTCGACGAGCTTGGATACAAGCTTACAAGCCTCCAAAAAGATCTTACGCCTTTGCAAGAGGCGTTCCTATTGAAAGGGTATGCGAAACTTCAAGAAGAGAGAAATAAGGCGATAGAAGATGAAATGAATAAAAGATAAGGTGTAATACTTTCTGGATTTAGTGGTGGATGGTGGAAAATGCCCGTCAATGTAAAAATCCTGATACAGGCCGTGGATCAGGCCAGTAAGGTAATGCAAAAGGTTACTGGGTCCGTTAAGCAGGCGGAGACCCAGATGAAGAGTTTGGGGAATATCAGCCGAAATACGGGTAATACTATCCAAACAGGCATGGATAAGTCCGCAAACGGCATAAAAAAGGCTGAATCAGCCACAAAAAATTTGCAAGGTTCCCTGAATGCAACTGCCAGAACTGCCAGCACAGTAGGGTCCACGGGTTCACGGGCCTTCAATGAAATAGGTAACAATGCCACGGCCGCCGGGTCAAAAATAACAAATGCTGGCCGGTCCCTAACAGGTATAAGGACTGAATTGAATTCCACATCCGCCACGGGTTCTTCTACTTTTTCAAGATTATCATCCGCCGCATCTTCTGCTTTTTCCCGGATGGGTAGTGTGGCAAGGTCCACATTCGCATCAATCAGATCCGGGATAAGCACGCTTGCAGAAGCTTTTTCCGGCCTTGAAGGTGCAATTAGTGGTGTTATTGGTAGTTTCGGTGCTTTACAGATGGCTACTACTGCAATGGGCGGTGCTATGAACCGTGAACTGACCCAAGCATGGATGACAACCAAGGTTGGGGCAAAAACCGCCGCAGAATACCAAAAGGTAATAAATGAAATTAACATGATAAGCCCAGCACCATCGTCGTTCATAAACCAGCTAATGACAGGTGCGGTTGCAAGGCAAACGAATCTTTCAGCATCTGCTTTGAGGACATTAGGGCAAGCTGCAAGTGATTATTTTGTAGCATCCCAAGCTATGGGTAAATCTGCGATAGAGACCCAAATGGACCTTATAGAGTATATTCAGACAGGGAACACCGCACAACTGGAGAGGGACAGTATCATAAAAAATCAGATTGATAAGCTTAAAAATCAGGCTACAGTTGAAGAGCGGATCAAAGCACTTGACGAGGCCCTAAGAGCGGAAGGGTATAAGGGTATAAGTCAACTGGACGCTGCTAAAATCAAATTTGATGAATTTAAGGGCCGTATAGAGGAAACACTTATAATGCTTGGATCAAGAATACTACCTGTTATAAGCCAAATACTTGACAAATTCAACTGGTTAGACCAAAAAACAGGGGGATGGGTTTCAACAATACTTGTGGCTGTTGGGGGTATAATAGCCCTTGGTGGGGCTCTTGGAT